AAAGCTAGTCATGCACTCTGTCAAGTGGTTTGTGTTGAACCAGACGATGTAAATGGTTGGACAATAAGCTGGCCGCTCAAGCATGGCGGAAAAACAAGTAAACATGTTAACTGTCCAGAAGGTTTGGAGGCTTTTTGGGAATGAAATTATTAATTGATTGCGACTACATAGTATATAAGTGCTGTGCTAGTGCAGAAACTGAAATTGATTTTGGTGATGATGTAATACTGGTAACTTCACTGTTTAGTGAGGCTTATAAATGTGTAGAAAGAGAGCTTAAAAAGGTTACAGATGAATTTCCTTTCCATGACGAAATAATCCTCTTTTTTACAAGCCCTAATAATTTTAGGAAAAAAATTTTACCGGAATACAAAGGTCATCGAAATAGAAAAAAGCCCTGTGGCTTTAAACGCGTCATACAGGAACTTAAGAAAAATTACAAGGTAATTATCAAGGATACTCTTGAAGCAGACGATGCTATGGGAATCTACGCAACTAAATATACAGGCAACATTATTGTCAGTCCTGATAAAGATATGCGTCAGATCGCTGGCAAATTATATGACTTCAATGAAACAGTTGACATTACTCCTGATGAAGGAGCTAAGTGGCATCTGATACAGACAATGGCTGGTGATAACACTGATGGCTACAGCGGTGTGCCAGGAATTGGTATAAAACGTGCTGAAAAAATCTTTGAAGAGAAAGGCTACACGTGGCAAGCAGTTGTAGAAACCTTTAAAGACAAAGGCATGACAGAAGAAGATGCGTTAACCAATGCAAGGCTCGCAAGAATATTAACTGTTGATGATTATGACTCAGAAAAAAAAGAACCCATACTCTGGACCGCCAAAGCCGATTACAAAATTGACGCTGGAACAAGATCTGAAGCTGAGACAGCTGGAGATCCTGTTAGATAAACCTGAGACAAAGAAGGAAGACATTGCAATTGTGATGGTAGCCCTTCAAGAACAAGCATTTGTTTTATCAAATTGTATTAAAAACTTATTAGAAAAATGGCCGAAACCACCAACGACCAAGGACCCTCGTACTACAAACGAGGTTCCATTAATGTTTGGGATTTTATTAGAGACCAACGACTCGGATTCCACCTCGGAAACGTAATTAAATACACATGCAGAGCGGGTCATAAAGATAACGACATAGAAGATTTACAAAAAGCAGTCCACTACTTACAAAATGAGATCGAATTTAGAACAAGCCAAAGAGTTTAGAAAACTGTACAACATACAAAACTCTGACAGTAAACCAGTCAGGGAATACCAAACCAGTTTAATTACTGAAGAGTTCAATGAATTTATTGAAGCTGAAGGTATGTTGTTTAGAGATAACGACAAGTTCAAAGAGGAGTGTCTTAAAGAGTTAGCTGATCTTGTTTATGTCTGCTATCAATATGCAGTGAACATGGGATGGGACTTAGATAAAGCTTTAGAGCTTATCCATATAAGTAACCTGTCCAAATTAGATGAAGATGGAAAACCAATATTAAGAGAAGACGGAAAGATATTAAAAGGACCTAACTATAAAAAACCTAATTTACATTCACTCATAAATGGCTAACAAAATCGCACGGACTGGTCGAGTCCAATCATGGATTGATAATCCAACATCACGTCTGCCCGTCTCATGCACAATCTTCGTAGTTGAAGATTCAATGGAAGGACCTAATGGAATCGAAGCAAGCTGGAGATTTGTATCGCATGCTCTCAGATATGGAGCAGGCGTTGCAGTCCACCTGTCGAAACTTAGACCCAGCGGAACAAAAACAATTAAGGGAACTGATACTCTCGTTGCGTCAGGACCCGTCTCATTTGCAAAAATTTACTCAACATTAAATGAAATACTTAGACGCGGAGGCACGTACCGTAATGGTGCGGTTGTTCTCCATCTTGATATTAACCACGCCAATATTATTGACTTCGTGCAAGTCTCCAGAGAAGAACTCCCATGGGTTAAGCGATGTGTTGACCTCACCCCAGAACTCTGGGCTAATACAGAAGCTGGAGTTAAGGAATCAATACTTAAAGGAGTTGCAAGAGGAGACATTTGGCTCAACAAAATAAAACACGATAAAAATGGAAACAGAATCTACTCAAACGTCTGTCTTGAGGTTTACTTGCCCTCACGCGGAACGTGCCTCTTACAGCACCTTAATATGTCAGCCTGTCGTATCGGCGACATACGAAAAAGTATGCGTGAAGGTATGTCAGATTTGTGCCAGCTCCATAGTCGGACAGGGATTGACAAGTCTGGAGAATATCTTGCGCCAGATATCGACAGGCAAGTTGGATTCGGACTCTTAGGTCTAGCCAACTTCTTGGCAAATAACAACATAACCTACGCCCAGTTTGGCGAAGCTTTGGAAGCCGTTAATGAAGGCAGAAGCTTCGAGGGTTACGCGGGACTGGCTGCTCGCGAACTTTACTTGGGCGTAATTGAAGCAGCCAACATAGCAAAAGAACACAAGATGCAGAGAGCATTTGCCATAGCTCCAACTGCAAGTTGTTCATATAGAAGTAGAGATCTCAATGGCTTTACAGCAACTCCTGAGATCGCACCTCCTATATCACGTACAGTTGACAGGGATTCCGGTGAATTTGGGGTAGAAAGAGTTGAATATGGCAACGTAGAAATCGCATCTGAAGTTGGATGGGAGACATATAAAAAAGTAGCTGATCAAATAATGATCATGCTAGATAGAACTGGATTGCTTCATGGCTATAGCTTCAATTCCTGGAGCGACATGGTGACTTACGATGAAGCATTTGTAGACGAGTGGCTCAATAGTCCACAAACGTCTCTCTATTATTCTCTACAAGTAATGGGTGACGTTCAGGACAAGTCAGATGCTTACGCAGCTCTTGACCAATCCGAAGTTGATAATTACTTGGCAGAAATAATGAGCAATAAACCTGATGAAATAGCTTGTGACTGTCAACAATGAACCCCTATACAAAATTATTAAACAGAAAAAGGAAATGGACACCGGTCCAAACCACAAAAGGAAAACTTAAATATGGCGCAGAAGAAACGGTGTACCGTGCT